TTATTATTTTCATATCGCTGTTTGGCGTTTTGGTCTCCAGCCAATGAAAACATATGACCCCATCTTTCTTGATACCATGGTGATTGAATTAGCCTTCGCGCTTTAAGGTTGTCACGTATTGATAAGTTGCCGCTATAGGATGCACACAAAAACTTCTGAGCCGGATCTGTTAACCATTCCCACATGGGCCACATTACACTTACAATCGTACTCTTAGAATGGCGTGGTGGGATATTGATCAACAGCTTCCTGAGATCTCCACCAGAGCACGCTTCTAAATGCTCACAGATTTGCTCTATATGCCAGCCCCCAACAAAGGGTATACCTGGCTCCACCACGTGCCACGCTTGCTTAACGAACTCATACAGTGACGTGGCCGCAGCTCTACGATCAGTCTCTCCTTTGATCAGGTCAATCATTACATTGGCGCTGGTCATTCAGGTGTACCGATCTTCTTCATCATTCGTGTCATTGACTCTAACTCATCGTCGCTCAGGTTCTTCATGTCCACCGCAGTGAGCTGCACTGGTCCGCCATTTGGTCCGGTATGTTCAGTCTGTAACTTGTCGCCATATACTTTGGGCAGCATCTTACTAAGCATCCACTTGCGACTATCAATGCGTAATCGGTTACGGGCAATACCTTCATTACTCAATGGCACCTTGATGCTTCGTTGCAACCTGTGTCCGTCATCGTTCATCACTGGACTACCTGACTCATCAAGTACGTCCTCTTCAACAGTCGTGTAGTTTTCATCGGCAATCGCCAGTATTTCATCGGCAATGACTTTGTACCCTGATTCACGCGCGAGCGCGTATTGCTCGGCTAACGCTGGCTCAGCGACAATCCAGTCAAGTATTTGACTAGAAGTAGGAGAGGCAGGAACAATGGAACAAGCCTTAGTTAAGGACATACCAGTTTCTAGTAGCGCACAAAGAGAGTTCATTATAGAACGTCTATCATGCTTGCGAGCGTTAGGTCTGAGCGTTATTATCTTTTTACCGTCATCGTTATCAGACATACTAAAGTTGCTCCGTAATTACTGCGTTGATTGATAAGAACTATACTTCTATTTTAGTCAAAAGTAAAGCCCATACCTGAGCTGAAGTGATCGTTCGTTCTATTAAGGAAACCAACCGAACGAACGTAAGCATTTAGAACCTACTGATCGACTATGGAGAGAGGCAGAATTGCCCTCACCTCCGTCCATCGAGCGGTAATCGTTCGTTTGGCCTGAACGTTCGAACGATTACCCGAACGATCAATAGCTATCCCCACTGAGTCCTAGCTTTCTTTTTAGCTGTCTCACTGAGCGCACCAAAGTGTAGTAGGGTCTTGGAGTCTTTGCTCATCTTAGCACCGCTCATCAACTTACCGTTATGGTCGTGAGTCTTACCCTTAAATAACTTACCGTCTTTTTCATAGTGGTTTACATTCTTCATACAGTTCTCCTGTTGATTAAGCTACGTTATACTTACCGAGTTGATCATCGGTTTGCCCTGCTTCAGTAACGATTAGTTGGTGATTAGCTCGGCCAATCGGCTTATCCAGCATAACCTTCTCCACTAAACCGTCAGTAATCAAAGAGTCTATCGCTCGTTCTTTGCGCTCCTGACTACCTTTGACTCCCCCGTTCATCATGGACATTCGTTCATAATGACTGCGACTCTTACCAGCATCACCACGGATAAGTACCAGCATTGAGTTACATAAGCCGGACCAGTTCTCCACATCCTTCTGCTCTTTGAGGTCTTCCTTCAGTTGCACACGCTCACCAGTATTAAGGATACGCGCTACTGAATGCATGAACCAGATGTCAGCATCAAAGCCCAGCAGGTCTTTGTGTGTTTCGCTGTTAGTGATAACGTCAAAGCCCAGCTCAGGATACGTGGTGGGAAAGCGAACCTTGGTTGCTTTAAGGATACGTGGTGAGAGGTTGTCTTCCCCGTCTTTGAATACTGTGTATACGCCTTGCGCATCACCCGTCCAGGCAGAAGCACCTCGTGGTGATAAGAAGTCGGACTCACCTGAACCCATTACTTTAGCCGTGTGGCTAACAATAATAACAGGGAACGATAAGAACGCCTGTTTGATGTAAGCCATCACCCTACCAACTTGAGCATTGTCGTTCTCATTCTCAAGATCAAACACTGCGTTGGCCGTATCAAAGACGACCAGTGGTAAGGCTTTATATACTGAGCCATCAGCTTTGTCATTGTCAACGACCCACTCTTTATATTCCTCTGCAACCTGCGCTACAATCTTGGGGTCAAGTCTTTGAGACTGGATAACCTTAACCCGATCGTTGAAGTCTTGCGGACTGGCTCCAGTCATTCCCCACTGACACATCGAGTATATCACACGCTGTACTTGCACAACAGACTCAGTAATAATGATCACGTTACGCCTTACTTGCGGCTTCAGCTCAAACTTAGGATGACATAAATGAGCAGTGGCTAACGCCATAGGAACAATCAAAGTAGTCTTGCCGACTCCTGGTGCCCCAGCAACTACATTAACACCAGTAGACATGAAGTTATCAAAGATGTACTCAAACATCGTGACGGTATCAGCACCTGAATGTTCTGACTTAGTTAATGATAACGGATGTTCTCCTACAGGTATCTGCTCAACTGATGAGCTCACATCATAGTTACCTGCCCAACCTGAATCAATGGCCATCTTGAATATACTACGGTACGTAATAGAGTGAGGTTGATCAATATCGCGCTCCCACTTCCTACGCTGTTCAGCAGCATCAAACTTATCAGAGCGTGAAGCCCACTCAGTCCAGACACTGTAACCATTCTCACCATAAGGTTTGAGCACTGTACCCACGTTAACCCATGTAATGTATTCATCAGGATCTACATGAGCTAATGCCGAGCGTAAATCATCAAAGGTTTGGGCAGTGGCTATCGGAGCTCCACCATTCTCAACCAAAGAATAAGAAGCATGTACCCTAGCTTTAGAGCTGATTAACTTAGGTAAAGTAGATGGACTGGCAGGGTTAGACTTACTCAGTGGACTACGGCCTGACTCCCACTTGTAATCACCGCTAACTCCAAGAGTCGGTGCTACACATATATAGCCGTGATGTTTTAAGTCTAGTCCTTTATCAAGAATACCAGGGTAAGACATATCAGCTTCTGCGTTAAAGATACGGTGCTCACCGCCTCCTTGAGTCTTAGCAACACAATTGGAGTGTAACACTCCGTGTTCTGCTTCTATCTTAGTTAGAGACTCTTGTCCACCATTCTGCGGGTCAATGTCCAGAGCTATCAGGCCAGAGTCAGCTAAACTAATGCCGATACCTGCATCAGGATCAGTAGACCACCATTCCTTGATAATAGCTTCATCAAGTGTAGCATTCTGGTGACCATGCGGAGCTAAGTCTGCTTGAGGATGTTTACCAGCCTTGTGACCCTTCTCATTATTGGGTCTACCGCAGCGACAATTACCCTCACCATCAACAGACCATACAGGTAAGACAGACCAACCCATGTTGGCATAAGCTAACGCATAATCTAATGTTGACGGTCCTTGGGTATCTACTGCCCAAATGTGTTTAGGCTCCTTCATCAAGCAACCTCCCCGAATATCTCTTCAACCACATTCCAGTATTTACCGTTCTTCTTTACCTTGATTGATATCGGATACATAGAATCTTTGATCTGATATGATACTTTCTTAGCATCATTGGGTAGACGGACAGCCATCCTACGTTTATTAAAGAAAGCCAAATCTTTTTCTTTGGGCTCTTCTGTATTGATAAACATGGAAGCATTTATGCGAGCATTCTCGGCAGTGCTACAAGTATATTGAACCATTAACATTGGGTACTTACCTCTGCGTGTATTTAACGCAACCGCATTGATTTTATGAATCTGGGTTACGTTCAGTACTGTATCATCGTGAGCCACATCACCAGTCATTGGATCAATAGGATTCAATGTGGTTAAGCCAGGATACAATATTCTAGGCTTCTTTACATATGGCTGCTGGGGGATTGCTTCAACTTCTTCACCATTCTCTTTGTAGAATGTCTCATACATATCAACACCACCTAATCGTATCAAGTTACCTGCGTAATCTAATACCAAGCAGTTCTTTTTACTTGAGTGGAGTCGGGTTCCTCTTCCTTGAATCTGCACCCATAAAGAAGATGACAATGTCGGACGTAAGCAAACAATGCAATCAAGTGCGGGGAAATCAAAGCCAGTGGTTATCATATCCACTGAACATATAACTGAAATAGAGCCATCAGCTAAACTATCGTATATATTATCTCTTTCAGCTTGGTTCATATCACCAGTTAAGAGCCCTACTTTCCTTCCAGTAATTTCCATGGCCTTAGCTGTGAACTGAGCAGCTTTAACAGTCGGACAATATACGGCAATGTAGTTACGCTTAGAAGCTAACTCATTAACTGAATCACATACAGATCTTATCCAGTCCCACGTCATGGCCTCAGTTACTTCTGATTGAACGAAGTCGCCATTAACTGTAATGTCATCCACATTCAACTGTATTGCCGTCTCAACACCTGCTAACGGGCATAACCAGCCATCTTCTACAGCTCGTGTTACATTATAATTGTAAGCTATCATATCAAAGAAGAATTCGTCACCTTTACCGTAAATAATACCATTATCCATACGCCAAGGTGTCGCGGTCATGGCAATTCGCTGAGCATTACTAAACCGAGTTAAAATACTACCATACAAGGAAGGTTCACCAGCATTATGAGGAACCCTATGGGCTTCGTCAATAATAATGATATCTGGCTCTTTCATCTCAGCTATAACACCTTTCATGCTTTGAATAGTACCATAGGTAACTATTCCATCGGTGTCTTTACGGTTTAAACCAGCACAAACAATAGCAGGTTCAGTACCTGACCATTCTTTATAAGTTTTAGCGTTTTGCTTGACTAACTGTTGAACATGAGTTAATATCCAAACATGCTTACCTTGCATTCTAAAATAACAAGCCATTTCTGCTATGATAACAGACTTACCTGTACCCGTTGCTAATTGTAGCACGGGATTATGTCCAGAAGCGATAGCGTCTATTCCTGCATTAACAGCGTCTTCTTGATATGGTCTAAGTTGCATTGATTACTCCAGTTATACGTTATAAATTATCTGAATTATACTATACGGTAAAACATTAAAGAAAGCAAGCTAAACATTTCAACTCACCATCTCTAAATATTCTTCTATAGTCACGCCAAGTGCCTTAGCCTCTAGCCTGTCTGCTATTCCAGCACGTGCCTTTATTATTTTATGACCTCTTTCTCTTTCCATGCGTTGGTTACGCTTGAATATTGTTTCCGCAGCAGTTTCAGAGAAATACTTTATTTTATGCTCACTCATGTTTAGTTCCTTTAAACCAATGGTCCTTATTAAAGCCTCTTAGATCAAGATCTTCAATTACAGTGCTTGGGCTAAGACCCAGCTTAACCCAGTCCTTAGGACGCGTATCTTCTCCTAAAGGAGGAAGACCTTGCTCTTTGTAAATAATAGCAATGGTTAATAATTCTTTATACTCTTGTATTGGTATTTCAATAGTTTCAATAGTCATAACCAACATCCTTGGCATCATCGTAGCCATCAAGTTCTTCATCACTTTCTTCATTATACATGGCTTTAGCTTTATCCCAAATAGGTAAATTAGGTAAGCCACAAGCGTCAAGACATTCAAGCATATGACTGTCTTTTTCAATTTGCTTATAATAAGCTTCGTTAACTTCAATCATTTTATTATCCATAACTTTCTCCAGTTAATACTTCTGATCAAACATCCATCGGGCCATCAATAACGCCTCAGCTCTATCAACATGTTTCTTTAAGTGAAGCTCAGCTTCCGGAAACATTTTAATTGCTGCAGCTCTACACATCTCTTTATCAGACGTCAGATTAAAATGCTTCTTCCAGGTACGAGGAGCTACATAGATCATCTCATAATGACATGAAGCTACACATGCTCTTGCTGAACCAAAGCTGTCACCTAAACTGAACACTGATGATACACCTTGTCCTGGCATGGCGTTTACTCGCTCTAATGCAACAAACGGGTATTCTTCAGCAGGTACATGCTCTCGTAAGAAAGATCTTAAAGCCGTGGGGTTAACTTCGTTTTTAACCACACCTGAACCCTTGAGTATGATTGGCATATCTTCAAGAGCGTGATACTTACCGTTGAGTAAGAAAGCAACAGCTCCACCCAATCCTGGATCAATTCCTATTGTAATCATAATGCAATGTACTCCTCACATCCTACACGCTGTGCTTCAGCATCTAAATTGTGATAATGTAATTGGCAAAGCCATTTTCCATCTGGGTCAGGACGAGCCATAACGCAGGTGCGACAATTTTTGAGAGGCTCAGATTTTCTAACGCAGACATCTTTCATTGAACAGAACTTACAACCGAAACTACCTGCGTCATCACTGATACCTGCTGGTCTTATGGTTGCACAGGTTAATGACTTTATCTTCTTGATTAATTGATCTTGATGTTTATTATCAGCTTCTATGCGCTCGATATAAAACCGCTCATCATCTTTACACACGGCAACGTAAAGAGATGCTGTGAGGCCCGACAACTTCATGCTTATTTGAACTTGAGAATAATGCTGAGGCTTATTCTTTAACACGCCATGCTTGAGCACACCGTTAAAACTAGACTTATTATGAGTCTTTATTTCTAAAATATGGGGTTGATCTTCATGTTCCGGTACACCTTTGATGACACCGTCTAATTTAGATATGAAGTGACCTGTTTCGTCAATCAATTGATATTGTGTACCATCATCTTGTTTTTCCCAGATGGTATAGCCAGCTCTGCGTAAGTCTTCTACAATACGATCTTCTTGCCAGTGACCCGTACCAAACAGCCGTAGTATACGACCCTGGAATCCTTCTCTATTGAAACCTCTCCAGTCAAACCAAATCTTACGGATACAGTCTTCACCAATAAAGGAAGAACCTAGACGACCTAAGTAAACGCTAGAGTTATCCTCTTTATCTTCATATCCTTCGTATATCTTGGTGATCATCTGATCACCGATTGTTGATGGAATAGCAGCCATTGTATCATCCTGATAATGACGCCTAACCCTTACAGGTTAGACGCCAAGGTTAAAGGTTAATCCCAAGGATTACTTGTTGCACTAGCGGCTTCTACTACTGGAGCCTGAACTGGTGCAGCTGTCGTATTCATAGGTGCAGGAGCTTTAGTAGGAGCCCCGATTAAAAAAGCCTTAATACGATTACTATCAGCGTAACCACCAGTACCTTTCTCAACACCTACTTTAGCTGAGAACACTTTACCCAACAGCTTATCAGTGTCGTCAGCAGTGCCTTTACCGCAAGCTGTAGCCCAAGCTACCAACTCTTGACGACCTATACGCTGAGCAGTCTCGTTGGGGTTAATAATGTTAAAGTTCTGCCAGATAAAGCGACCATTATGCTCGCCACCAACGACTTCAAACTTAGCATTGATGTAAGAGCCATTCTTCTTTTGAGTCTGCTTCTCTTCAGCATCTACGCCCATCAGTTTGTACTCACCATCAGGCATGATTTCATAGGACTGGTCTGAACTGTAAGTGGATGCTTCTACTTCGGATGGATCAAAATTAAACTTAGCCATGGTTATGGTTCCTTATTCAGCTATTGGGATTATTGATTTTAAGTTATCGATGCTCATTTCTATTTCTTCTGGGCAACGGTAACGATTCTTAGCAACGTACGCAGGGTTTTCTATCAAATGTAATAGTCGTTCCCCTGTAGTCACACCTCTGTTTTTAGTGTTATTAAAGCCAGAGTCACTCTTGCGTATCAATACTTTAAATGCGCAAAACGCTAACACATCTGTCCACTCTTGTAAAAGAGCATTACATCGGTTAGGTAATTTCGGTTGATATCGGTCATATGGCTCAGTGCGTGGGTCTTCAAATTTAGTGACCGAGGCATGAGCGACAAGAACGACATTCATGTTCTTTTTCAAGCGTAAATGATCAAGACCCTGAAGTATCTCACGGAACTCTTCCGCTACCATCATCTGACCCTTACCATAAGCTAACTCTTTTGCATCATGTGCTTCTTCAATACTCTTTGTAATGAGCGGTTCTATTAACCAATCAACAGTATCTATAACCACAGTGCGGTATTCATGATCTTCACGTATCAATGTTTTGATACTTTCAACCACATCAATCACACTTGTTGCTTTGGGGAAGCTAACAACATCTAAAGAATCCAAACCATCTTCGGTACTAATAAAGATCGGCTTAGGAAACGCTGCTGCTAAAGTACTCTTACCGATGCCGTGGCCTCCGTAAATGCAAATACGTGGTGGAACCTTCTGCTGTCCCTTACGTAACGTACTCTCCCAACTACCTGCTTTAACTACTTTTTCTACTTTTGACATTTTGTTCTCCTTCTAGGGTTGTGGCAGCTGTCAATCTGCCGTGTGTATGTGTTGACTACCTTGCCCGAACTCCCACTGCTGTGGAATGTACGAGAACGAGTTTCGGTCCCAACTTAAAATAGTAACGCTGTCAGTAAACTCTGAAGCAATCGCCATGCAGACTCCACATAGAGTCGGGTCACCCAGCATTAAAAGGTAATCACCTTCTGACCAATGCTGTAATATTTCTCGCCCTTTGTGAACCATGGATCCTGTATCATAAGGTTTACGTGGATTGCCGAACACAGCCTGTAACTGGCCATACTTCTTAGCGTCTGATAAATCTTTATTATGGTCTACTTGCACCACAAACACTTTACTAGAGTTATTTTCCATCACTTTTCTTCCTTCGTTTCGGTTGTGGTGCGACCAATGCTAATTGCTCAGCATTTAAATATTCAGAGCCACCTACGGCCACCACGATCTTAATAGCTTCTTTTAAATACCAATTATAATTAAGATCATGAGGATGGGTATTAAAGTCCTCTACAATCATACATGCCCTAGCACCGTCACTTTTGGGTACTTTATTATCGTTGGTATAATATCTAATAGGCTCTATTGATTCAGTACTCTGATACCAGCGAACAACCTTGCCTAAATACTTACCTTCTTGCTTACCTCCACCCGTTACATTACGAGCACTTATAAAGTTAGCGAAAGGACTGTGGTAAATAGTGTGACCAATTTCAGTACCCTCAGCTAACCATGCTCCTACGGCATCTGAGGAGACCTGAGCGGTGGGGTTTTTACGCAGTGATAACTGAGAATATATACCTTTAACTTTGAGAGAGCGATCTGTTTTAACTGCGATGTAATTATTTACATCTTTCATAGCCAGCACTCGGTAAGGTGTAAAGTCAAAAACAAATCTAGATAGCTCACTAAACTCAGCGACTTGCTCATCTACTTGAGGTTGTAGAGCTTCTTTATACCTGATCACGATACCGTCTGTATTGGCGCTTAAAGTTTCAACACCTACTGCTTCTAATCTCTCAATCAACATAAGTAGAGTGAGTTGTCCCGTTAAAGTTACAGCCAACATTAGATCAGGAGCATACAATACTGAGTACTTACTGGCCAGCTTACCGAATGTTCCATTAAGACTGATCTTCAGAGTCTCAGAAGTAGTAACATCTCCTGATGCTTTAGCAGCCAATCTTTGAGTGTATATCCTCCGGTATTCCCTTATAAAGTCTTCACCTAAACTCTCAGGTATAAAGCCACACTCAAGAATAATAGAAGGATAAAATGAAGCAGCGTCAAGTTCACCCATAATTTTATCACCTGCAATATGGCAGACTTTTTTATCATGAACTGAATGTATACCACCCACACCTAATTGATAAATACCACTGCCAAAAGTAACTTTCTGCTTACCTAAGAACTCTGGTAATACGACATGGCCAGTCTTTGGATTCATGTCAAATGTGTGATGCCTTACTTTATCAAGTAAGTCTTGTAGACCAGGATCACTGAACTTCAAAAATGAAGGAGCGTCATATCTAATAGTAAGAGGTATCTTATTATCTCTACGCTGCAAGCCCATACTTTTAATGTAAGCTTGTTCAGCCATCTGTGAATCAGACTTGCTCCGCATATCAACACCGTATTGTCGGCTCATTTGAACACGTAACATTAACTGGTCATCTAAAGTATCAAGTAGCTTTCTTGTGGTCAACACATCGTTGTGGCAATATTCAAGTATGTCTTTCTCTTGAGAAGGATCAACCATATGATCATGAGCCATGGGCATGTCTTGTAAAACAGGCATATGCATTCTGGCACCATAAGCCTTTAACCCTACAAAAGAAGGAGCCACTTCAATCAAGTCTATTGAATCTTTTATCCATTGACGCAAATGAAACTTCTTATAAGCAGCCCAATGTGGTGTACGATTCTCAATCAAGTCATTGGCTATAGTCTTTATCTGAGCCTCATCTCTACCGGCAGCGAACGCAGCCACAACCACATTATCAAATGATAACGAATTGAAACCTACAAAAGTTGAGTCTGGCTTCATAATAAACTCTCGTAACTTACCGACAGCGTCATACTCATGCCTCCAAACATCAAACCACTCTTCAGTCTCAACACATTGTGCGCTGAGTAATGTTCGGTTAGGAAGGGTCTCAGTGTCAAACACCCAAGTCCTCACGACTTTTCACAGTGGAATAAGTCAGGCTGGTCTTGGTTGACGTATGATCCGTCAGCACCACCTTCATGATATGAGTCGTCTGTTTCCATGTTGAGAACTTTATCAACGAAGTCATGGCTCTCTTCAATTTCAATAAGTTTCTGAACAAAATGAGCGGCTTTATGCAAGTCTTGAACTGGATTACCTTTTAAATAGCATCGCTCAATGTATTTAGTAGCACATGCCTGGAAGTAATTCAGGTTTAAGCGATCTACACGATCCCAATGTTCTTCACCTTTACCGTCATTCTTGTAATGGTCACCACCGATCTGTTTATTATTCGCGGTCATTGATCATATCCTCTAATAAGTTAAGTAGCTCTTGCTGGTCAACATCATCAGCCATTTCTTCAATTAAACTAAATAGCTGTTGTTCTCTGCCCACGAGAACGTGTTCATGAGCATAGCTTAGATACGTATTTAATATGTTACGCATTTTCAAGTTACCAAAGTCTAACTCTTGACAACAAAAGATAGCCCCATGAGCTATGTCAGCAAGTTTTAAAGTGCGTTGGTCTTTACTAGAAAGTTTAGGAAATGTTATACCTGCTTCATCCATCAGCTTATCTTCAATATCGCTAATCTGAGCACTGATACCGTACTCTCTTTTCATAGGAGAAGGTATGTCACCAGTTACATGTTCAGATAGATCATGATACAGTGCAGCGATTATTAAATTACGAGTGGCGTCTGGGTCAAGTAGTAAGGCTATTGTGGCTACACCATGAGAATGATGACCGACTGTTTCGGTGGCTACGGTAGCACGAGTATGAAATCGTCTAACCTGTGCGCCATCCAAGAGGAAGTTAAGAGTTGTTTTCATGCTTAGATATCCTTTATAAGTTATACAATAAGTATGGTTTATTATTTGGCAAAAGTAAAGTTTTATTTTTGACGACGTTTAATCCACTGTTCAACAGCCAGTCTCCAATCAGATGCTTTAATGTGAGAAGCCTCTTCCAAGCCATCGCCCATCCAGCTCTTGCGAACTTGTGAAACTCTGGCCATTGGCATGGCTACATCAGTAAAGAATGCGTGCTTGTATTTCTTATAACCGCTAGCAACATCAGTACTGCCCATCTGGAACGGATCATCACAAAACTGCTCACACTCTTCCAAGAATCCTCTGTAATCCGTGTTATCCATTATTGGGTATGGAGTTACACCTCGGCCATAATGATCATAATCAGAAGTGTCTGGTGGTGAATCAAAATAAGTACTCACGTCATACAGGTCAGTGTAGAAGTGAAAGTTATTGGACACCTGACGATACTCACCAAGAGGCATGCTTACAGAACGACTTATGAATTCATGTAAGAAGCTGAAGTGAACTGCGTTGGCTCCATATGCTCCCCACCATATATCATTTGACCTGTTAAAAACAGTCATATCTAGCTTACCATCAATACCCCTGCTAAATATGATTTGAGTATTACAAGCCTTATCAATAGTCTCTTTAACAAGATCTTCAGCATCCCATATTTGAATAACAGCTTGGCGAGTTCCTGGGTTACCTCGTAAATGATGTATACACTTAACCA